ATGAAACAAGTCGTAGCAGCAAGTAGGCAAGGAATCATGAGGACTCCGAACCAACCGACATAAAGACGGTTATCGGTTGAAGTTACCCACTGGCAGAATTGTTCCCAAGTATTCGATTGTCGTTGACGTGAAAGTGTAGCAGTCATTTGTTTGAAAAGTAGTAAGACCATCAGGGAAATGGTGGAGTTACTATGCTCCCCGCACCCTCAGCGGGGATATGAGAGACGTGATTTATACACCCTATAGGTCTCGGTTTGGGGTGTTTGTCAATGTTACATGAGATTAAAATCTCTTAACATTTGTTTACCTATTTATCATACTACGGTTTCAAGAAGGAGTCAAGAGCCCAGACAAAAAAAATCCCCCTTTCGGGGGAGGAGATCATACAACCACTGCAGGAGTGGAAGCTTTCACATATTCCAGAAGTTTTTCTGGAGTTGACCAGACATAAGGATCTTCAGAAGCATTATCTTCTTTACCATCTTCCATAAAGATCTGTTCGATCACACCATCATTAATAACGGCGGCATAACGCCAGGAACGCATTGCAAATCCAAGATTAAACTTTTGGACTAACATACCCATGGCGTTAGTGAATTCACCATTACCATCAGGGATAAGTTTTACATTCTCAATATTTTGATCTTTAGCCCATGCGTTCATCACAAAAGCATCATTGACAGACAAACAGTAGATTTCATCAATACCGGCTTCTTTGAATTGAGAATAATTCTCTTCATAACCAGGGAGTTGATATGCACTACAAGTGGGAGTGAAAGCACCAGGAAGTGCAAACAGAACTACTTTCTTTTCGTTAAAAAGTTCTTCACTAGAACGAGTTACAAATTCACCGTTTTCACGGAACATAAAGTCCACTGAAGGGACTACAGATTTTTCTTCAGGAGTTAGTTGGGGCATGTTTTTGTTTCAGTTCAGGATTAGGGTTACAAATAAGTTTTTGTTTGACAGGTTTAATAACAATAAACTTGTCATTCTTAAGGGTGCCAGCGATCTTGACTTCTAGTTCTACATCTCGATCCCAAGCACCACTCTCAACAAGTTCTTGGAGGGCAACATTGAATTGCCCAAGCATGTTAGCACTCACAGGTTTTCTTCCTGCTCAGTAAGGATTACACAGTCGCTGGTGGGATATGCCACACAAGTCAGCACCCAACCATCTTCAAGTTGTTCATCATCAAGGAAAGATTGTTCCGAATTATCTACGGTGCCAGAGATGAGTTTTCCTGCACAAGCCGAACAAGCGCCTGCCTTACACGATGAAGGGAGGTCAACACCTGCTTCCTCTGCAGCTTCAAGAATGTACTGGTCATCTGCACATTCAATGGTAGTTTCAGAACCATCGGGAGATTGAAGAGTGACGTTATATGTAGTCATGTTTTAAAATAAATTACGAATAGAGTTTATCAAGAAACTATTAAGAAGTCAACTTGTTGTATGCAAATCACCATACTCCAGGAATAATTTGCCCAGTAGTAAGATATGTTCCAACAGCAATGACGAAACCGAGCATTGCCAAACGTGCATTGAGGATCTCTGCCTCAGGGGTGAATCCAAATTTCATAGTAGTTCTCCTTAGTAAGTTTCAGAAAGTTTTTCTACAGAAATTGCCAACAAAACAAAGAAGGCAATACTAGTAATTGTAAAGATTACTTCAGTCATCGTCTGTCTCAGAAGATACCGAAGAAGAGTTTGTTGGTGAATAGATAAGAAATTGCACCAGCAATAATACCCATCATAGCCCAACGACCATTATACATCTCGGTCATCTGCATAGGAGTCAAGAGACCTTTACGGCTATACTCTTGGTAAACCATTTGGGGTTCTTTTGCCCACATGTTTTGTTGACCACGATCATTCGTTGTTACAGTCATGTTACTTTTGTAAAGATTTACAACATTATATAGGAAAAATAAAGAGGGGTCAAGCCCCTCATGTTACTGTATCCTAACTGAAGTAAGTATTAATGATTACAAAATCAGAAGGTGTACTTCAGACCAACTTTGAGGTTGGTAAGGAACTCATCAAATTCCAGACCATTGGTACTGGCACCCCAGACCTCACCGTAAATACCGAGATTATCGGTTGCAGCAACGTTGATACCGAACTTACCAGATACTTCCAGTTCAGTATCGCTACCATTAGGGATAGCAACAGCAGGACCAGCTTGAACGTAACCAGTCACAGTCTTACTAAGGTTGCCCTCATAACCGATGTGATTCTCGATTAGGGTAGCACCATAGTCACCACCAACTAGACCAGTGTTGGATTCGATGTTCACATAAGGACCTGCCATAGCAGGTGCTGCCATCAGGGGGAGAGCAACAAGAGCAATAAGATTCTTCATAGTTATCAGAAAGAATAACGAACTTTTACTTCACCGCCTACGGCAAATTCTTCGGAATCAAATCCATACTCTCCAGTAACTTTTGTCTTCAAAGACAGTTGTTTGGCAAGGGGGTATGAAAGACCAACTTCGGTGACTACTACACCTTCATTAGTTCCACCATTGTTCCATTCGTAACCAGGACCAACTTCACCATAAACTTTCAGACCACTGGTGCCAACTTTGGTCTCATAGCCTCCACGAATTTCGGTTTGAGCACCTTTATAAGTACCACCATCGGTAATCACACCACCAGCAGTAGTTTTTGATTCGACATACGGACCAGCGAAAGCAGCGGTGGCAAGGAAAGGGGCAACAGCAGCGGTTGCAATAACAGATTTAATCATTTAATTAATACCTCGTAAATTTACTTGCGGAATGGTTACCCGCAGATGAAAGAAGACTTGACTTGTCTTCGTTCTATCATCTTAACATCGTCTTTATGATTCTGTCAAGGTAGTAAAAACCCACCTTTCGGTGGGTAGTTTGAATTATTCAGTTGGTGGTTGGGCTTCTGATGTCCTTCCCAAATATGGATCAAAGTCCATAAGTTTCTCAATTTCTAGATCAGAACCACGAGTCTGCCAGAGATTTCGGAGTCCATCATGAGATCCTCTGTGGAAAATCTCAATATGTTCTGGGTGAATTGAAGAACCAAGTTCAATTCTATACAAGAACAGCGGAATAGCAAAAGTATTTCCAGAGTTGTAAATTAGATCATCAGCAACGGCACGAGGCTTAATAGCATGATCAAGTTTATATTTGTCTCCACGGCAGTGAAGTCTCACAACTTTCTCTGCATGATGTCGGGTAATAACATAACATGCTGTAGAAAAATCATTAACAAACCTGCGATGCAAGTTGACATGAAGTGTCCCTGGACAAATAATTGCGAGTTGAACTACATCATAATCATATGGAAGTCTCGCAACAAATTGATTCCATGTAAAATTCCAGTGTTTTGCAATACTGATATCTACATCATCTTCCATAACAATACAATATGGAGAATCAGAAGTTTCGAGATAATGTTTGAGTAGTTTGAGGTGGGAAGTAACACAACCAACTTCACCAGAACTCATATTTGCAGGGTATCTCCCATGGATGATATCGCTAAGATCATCTTCCCTACCATCGTAGGCAGAGATACGTTCATAGTTTTCAATTTCCCAGTAGGAAAACATTGATTCCATGTAAGCTTGTCTTTCAGGTTGACCATCTAGATTGATGTAATAGATGGGTCCAATACCTTTTAGTTTGTATGCAGATTTGTTTTTATCCATTACAGCAGATTCCATCAGAGAACTTCCCACCCCTCACAATAAAGATCGTTAGTATTATTATGTCCATATGAAGGACCAAACCAATTCTTAGGTGCTACGATTTTACCAGCACCATTCTGCAACCATGCACCCCACCAAGACAAAGTAGAGTTTGCAATGATACCACCCTTGCAATTAGCCATAATGCAAAGATCAACATAAGGAGTATAGGATCCATCAGGATACTTTTCTTCTGGAGTGGATACATAGAAACGATCTGGTTTAAAAAGTTCTTGTTCCATAACCCACTCTGGCGAATCGGAAACAACAACAACTTCCTGATCTTCTGGGAATAGTTTAAGAGCTTCTTCATAGTAATCCAGAGTTTGTGGTGGATGTTGATCAGAACATTCAGTATATGCCCACTTAAATCCACGAGCATCGACTAGATTAGGATCGCCACGGCGTACATGAAGGAAAATGGGATCCTTCAATTCGGAAAGAAACCCTTGTACGGGTTCAACCAAATCATTATGGAAGGTAAAATCTTTACGAATTTCGTCTTTAATATGTGCAAAATACTTTTCAGTTTGAAAAAATCCGTGTAGAGATACATCATTAGGGCAAAGTTGAAGAAGTTCTTCATCAAAATGAAAATGTTTTTCAGCCACGACTGGAGCAAAACCCCTATCAAGAATATACAGATTGGTAGACTTTACACTTTCCAGTGTAAAACAATTAGCCAAACTATAATTATCTACTCTGCGAGTATTATATGGAGGAATGCACCAATCATATCCTTTTGCGGTTGCAATACCTCGTAAAGCTGCATACTGGAACATCTGATTTCCCAGACGGCCAATATTTCCCAATTCATTAAACGCCAGCATTTAATTGTTCTCCTCTTGTCTTAATGTACTCTTGTTGTTGGTAGTATGATTGCAATTTTTGTGTATCCCAAGTTCTAATATTCTGCCAGAGATTATGGTTATCCATGAACTTTGGATTGTGGTAGTGTGAATTAAATGTTCTACCATGTTCAAAGTGATAGATGTTCTCATTAACTCTACCTACTCTGACTCCAAATGCATTCAATCTAAAGTAAAACTCACAATCTTCTGCTCCCCAAGAAATAAAGTTCTCATTCCACATTCCAACTTCGATTTCAACCTGTCTCTTCAGCATTTGTCCCCATCCAATAGAAGAGGCCACTCTGAATTTACAATCATTCAAGACATCAAAGTTAAAATTAGAATCAAGAAATTGATTAAAAGTGGACTCAGAATAATTTACAGCCCATTGATACACTCCGCACCCAAAAGGATACACTACATCAACATCTCCAGATACTATTGCATTGTAAGCAGATTCATAACTACCTTTTGGTAATACTACGTCTACATCATGATTATAAACGATAGGAGTTTCAGAAGCAACTAAAAGGTCATTTAAGATGCGAGTCTTATGAAAAAACTTTTCGTCACTCTCTTCAAAAATATGAGTAAGATTATTAGTATCTGTATATTTTTTGATTACAGGTAGGGCTCTGAACTTAAAGTGTGAATGTTTATCTACTTCTTTTAAAATTACTTTAGCTTCTGGAAAGTTTTTTAGAAGATAAGTCGTAGAAGTAATTACATTTTTAAGTCTATCTTCAGACTCAATTCGGCATGGGAGTAGAAATGTTAAATCTTTCATTGTTCTGCGGGTACTGGAGAAGGGTCATTGTGAATCTTCACCCATCTCTCAGGGATCATATCCTTCATGTTATAGTGTGCATATGCTGGACCAAACCAAGGATCGGGAACTACAACTTTACCAACATCACCCTGCAACCATGCACCCCACCAACTCAGAGAAGAGTTAGCGATAATAGCACCACCACAAAGACTCATAAGACAAAGGTCAATGTAGGGGACGGCCGCACCGTCTCCGAAGGTCTCATAGGATGAATCGGAGAAGTGGAATCTATCTCCTTGAAGCCACTCTTGACGTTTACACCAATCAATAAGATCGGAAACAACAATAATATTCTTATCTTCGGGAAACTCTTCTAGAGCTTTGCGATAATATTCCTCTTTACAGAGTGGGTGGTATTCCTGCACCATCTGATAAGACCACTTTTCACCTCTCCTACCAGTAAGATTTGGAGAACCACGGCGAACATGAAGAAAAATACAATTATCCCTTCCGCCAAGACTATCAATAAACCCTTGACACGGTTCCAGATACGTTTTCTTAAAAGTGAAATCCTCACGGATAGACGAGGCAATCGCCTCAAAGTACTTTTCCGTTTGAAAATTACCCGAAAAATTCGTATTGTCCTCGCAATTGTTGAAGATATCTTCATTGAAATGCATATCCCTATACTCTACAGTCTTGTAGAAGGGCTCTCCAGTGTTCTTATTTAGATCACAATTGGTAAGTTCAAATGCATCAAACAAACCATAATTATCTAAACGATCTGCATCAGGGCCTGGAACAATCCAGTCAAACCCACGATTGGCAGCAAGACCACGAATAAATGCGTATTGAAACATTTGGTTTCCGAGGCGCCCCTCGTTACCAAGTCCTTTAAATGATACAGTCATTACTTACTCCACTCTTGAATAATCCAACGATCAGGAACAATGTCCGAAGTATCTAGGTTAGACATTGCAGTACCAAACCACTTTTTAGGATCAGGTGCAATCACTTTACCTCGATCATTTTGCAACCATGCTCCCCACCAAGAGAATGATGAGTTTGCAATGATAGCACCAGAACAAAGACTCATCAGACACAGATCAACCTGTGGTAGAAGAGTATTCTGCATTTTTCCAGTACCATCAATAGTACGATATGTATATCTACCATTACTTTCATTAAACAAGAACCGATCCTGTTTAAAGAATTCCTGAGCCTTACACCAATCAATGTCATCAGTAAAAACAAAACAAGGGGTGTCTTCAGAGAACTCCTTTAACGCATCTTCAAAATAAGAGATCGGGAGGATGGGGTGGTATTCTTCTCTACCAATGTTGTCAGACTGACGAATGTGGAGAAAGATAGGATTCCTATCCAAGCTACTAATGTACTCCATACAAGGAGTGAGATAATCTTTTCTAAATGTGAAGTCCTCACGGATCTCCTGTGCAATGTGGCTGAAATATTTTTCAGTCTGGAAATATCCATCAAGACTCACATTGTCGGGACATTCATCAAAAAACTCTGGAATAAAACAATGGTCATTCTCTTGTATATATTGACCTTCAACAAAACCAATGTTCGATTTCTTAACATTTGTTAGTTCAAATGTTTCAAACAATCCATAATTATCTTTATGGTTGTAGTCATCTGAAGGAATAACCCAGTCATATCCTCGTTTTGCAGCGATACCTCTAAGGGAGGCATATTGAAACATCTGGTTACCCAAACGTCCGTTACTTCCTAATCGATTATAACCAATCATAGTTCAATCCAAAAAGCTTCTTCATTTGGAATACCAAATACTACTCTATCACCAAACTGGGATTTTAGGCGATCTTCAATTTGATTTAAAATTAAATCATACTCTGTCACATAAACTTTATATCCAGACTCTAATAAGTCACAACACAGTTTGAACTGTTGACTTTCTGTAAGGATATCGGTTCCTTTTTTATAAGTAATATAATGGAAACAGAAAGGAAGATTATCTCTATTTTTACCAATAAAATAATTCTTCAAGAACTTTGCATGTTCATTATTAAAGTCATCGGTAGTTTTCCCTAAGTTATATTTCAAACCAAGTTTTTCTGCATACTTACCAAAAGCTCTATTGTCTCTAGGTAAACAAGGGCCACCAAAACCAAATCCATACTTCAAGTATTTACTTCCAATTCTACTATCACTTGCAATAGATGAAAGCACTTGTTCAATTTCATTTTCTAATCCAGAAAGAACAAGAACTTCACCAATCATATTTGCAAAACTGATCTTAGTAGTCATGTAACAGTTAATTGCAATCTTAACTATTTCTGCAGCCGTGGAAGACATGACAGAAATAACTGGCTTAGTAACTTGAATCTTTTTATAAATTTCAGAAAGAGTTTCTAATACTTCTTCATTATCTCCACCAAGAAGAACCATATCTGCATGAGTTAGATCCTTAATGATTGATCCCTGTGCGATGAACTCTGGATTATAAATGACACTTACACCATAAGATCTAAGTTGTTCTTGGAACCTTGCACAGTCTCCAGGATTAGTTGTACATCCAACAACTAAAGTCTTTCCAGAGACATCCTGAAACTCTTGAAAGTCTCTAACAACATCCCATACGGAACCTACATCATATAAACCATCTTCCAAAGATGGAGTTGCAACGAGAGTAAAGATAATATCACACTCTGCGATTACTCTTTTATTATCAGTTGTCGCTTCAAGATACTTAGTTTGTTTTAAGTGTTCTTGTACAAAAGGTTCTGAACTAGAAATAATTTTTTTGTTGAGGTTCTCTACATAGTCCTCACGAATGTCAGAGACTAGAACATCATATCCTGCGTTCTCCATAAGGAGTGCAAGACAGATGCCTAGTCTTCCTGCGCCGATTAATCCAATTTTCATAGCTTGAATGTGGGAATTTCTACCATCTTATGTTTGTTTTGTATGTGAAACTTCTGATACACATTGATTGCATTAGTCTGTTCTTCATTAAGGAACAGGGGATCTTCAGTTAGACCCCTTTCCATAACCCACTCTAAGAGTGCATAAGAAGTTCCAATCTGATCTTCATCAGTACGACCATCATCCCAAAGACCATCAGTGGGTGGGGCAGAGACAATTCTTTCATCTACTCCCAAATGTTCACCCAACATCCATACCTCAGTCTTATAAAGATCTGCAATAGGAGCAATATCAATACCACCATCACCATACTTAGTGTAGAATCCTACACCATAATCTTCAACTTTATTACCAGTGCCAACTACAATACCATTTACAGAAGTTGCAACCTGATATAAAGTTATCATACGAAGTCTTGAGCGGCTATTAGCTTGTGCTAACTTATTAGTTGCAAAGTTTTCACCAAGATCACTAGAAATAGTCTGAAGGAACTTATCATAGACCAAACTCATATCGGTCTTAATAAATTTTACATTACTAAATTTAGACTCCAACCACTTACCATGAACATCAGAAAGAGACTCCTGATTCTCTAGTTGATTGATAGGCATTCCTACCACATAAGTAGGCATACCAGTCAAAGCACAAAGAGTAGAAACTACAGAGGAATCAATTCCTCCGGAGATTCCTACTACAAGACTCTTGATTTTAGGATTAATAATGCAATACTCAGAAATCCATCCTACAATCCGATCTTCCAAGTCATCATAGTCATGAATACGATTCATAAGTCTTTCTCCTTAGCCAAAATTACAGTGTTTTCGTAGTCTTTATTTGTAGTGAATTCAAAACGTTCACTCATTTTTTCGGCAAAATTATTATAGTAGAAATCATTAAAGTTGACAAGATTGTAGATAATGTAAGCAAACTTAGAATTTGCAACCAACTTATCATAGTAATTCACCTGGGTATCGTAATCACACTCAGAAAGTGCATAGTTACTAATAAACAGATCAACTTCCTTAACTTCCTCTACGTCATCACAACTTACGAACTTACACTTTGTATAAAGTTCTGGGAAGTTCTTAAGATACTTTTCTTGAACTGCAACAGCCTCTGGAAGATCAACTAAAATATATTCATCAAACTCGCAAACTACACTCAAGGTCTTGCACAGTCCGCCATACCCGCCACCAACTTCTACTATACGACTGATGGGTGCATCTCCTAAGAGAGTCGCCATCTCAAATACATTCTTGATGTATCGGATTGTAGTGGGAGAGATTTTACCCGTTTCTGGATAAGAGAACTTATCGGGAGTTCCAATAGTATCATTCTCTTTAAATCCTTCTAGATTTTCTAGAAGTGCATCTCCAGCCATTTCCATGGCGAGTTGGAGATACTCTGCACCCTGTCTAGGGGTGACGTGTTCTAGAATGTTTTTATATCCTTGTAGAGATTTAAACTTTGCAAAGATCTCATCATCTGCAACTGCACTACGACAGGTCTCCAGATAATCAACTGCGATTTGTTCTTCGGCTTCCCAGCCCTTATAAGTACTCATTTCCAGTAAGTTTCGTAGAGGTAATCTTCTGCAACTTGCAGATTGTTTGCACGTTCAAAGTTATCCTTGATCGCATCCATTTTAGAATAATAAAGTTCTTCTGTCAAAGTAGAAACATCAAAGTTATCATCTAGGAATATAATTCCATCTTCGTTGAAATACTCTGTGACTCCTCTGCATCCATAGAATACCGGAATCGTTCCTGTGGCGAAACAGTCTGTAAGTTTCTCCGTAAAGTATGTATCATAGACGGCATTCTCTACAGCCACAGAGAACATATAGTCTTTCATACCCTCTTCTTTACGGGGAAGATCACGGAATCCACGACCATAAAGATCAACCTGATCCCTAAACTTATTCACAAACTCAAGTCTCTTACGATGACCAGGAACCATGGCCTTATTTGAAGAGATCATAGAGACTAATTTAGTTTTCTCATAAATTTTTCTTTCTTCAATCCAAGGAGCTGCATTACTCAATGCGTACTGGAACTTCGGATACTTTTTACAAAGTTCCTCATCACAACTAAAAATACCATCCACTCGGGAAGCAACAAAGTCATAATTAGAAAGAATCCATTCATAAATCCCCTGAATGATTTGTTTAGATTCAAGTAACCAGATATACTTAGGAGTAGAAGAAGTATCCCGAAGTACGTCCAATGAACGTTGATTTACATACAGACTCACCGCACCAGAACCATCATACACCCACTCAGTAAACTTAGAAGTATTCTTGTCGGATGTGGATGGTTTAAGTGAATCGTTGCAGTGTAAATTAATTTTGAACTTCGTCATTTTTCTTTTTATTAAATCCAAATGGAATCAAAGTATTTTCAAGTTTAAGTTTCATTGCAACAGTACCAACAGCTTCCATAACTTTAAGAATGTCTTCTGGTTTAGCATCTTCACCGAGTTCTTTTGCAATATACCAGTACTTAGGCCAAAACTCTTCACCTGCCTTTTGATAATCTTCAAGTGTTAATAGTTTCATTCGTAACCATACTCCTTTTTCATTTCATTGAAGACTGCAGCAATTCCCTTATCTATACCAGTCTTAGGCATCCACCATCCAGTAATATAAGTATCTGCTTCGTTTCTTTTATCCATCTGAACACTATCTTTTGCAAGACCCGGTTTAATCCTAACGTCATATTTTTCGATAAGATTGAACTGACCTTGAATAGTTTCTGCAACTTCTTTAATTGAAGTAGATCTAAAGGAAGTAATATGAAGGGGATCTTCCGGTTTGAAGTCGGTATAGTTCTCCATAATAGTCTCAAGAGCTTCACAACAGTCCTCAGCATACAAGAATTGACGTTCCTCTGTACCATCAGTAAGCATCTCAAACTCACCTTCCTCAAATCCTCTACGAATAAAGTCAGTGATTACGTGAGACTTTTCATGATCTTTCTCAATACCATATACATTCCAGAACTTAACCGTAAGTCCTTTCAGTGCAGTAGTGTAAAGTTCACCAACCCTCTTCATCACACCATATGGAGAGTAACTCATGTTACTCATCTGGGAAGATGCAAATACAAATCTCTTATTATACTTTTCAAGAAGACCAAAAACATTGGCCATCAATCTGGCATTATTATTAATGAACTCAAATGTGTTCTGGTATTTTTTGAGATAACGGGAACCACCCACATCAAATGCAAGGAAGAAAACAAAGTCTGCAGTCTCAATTGCATTCTCAAGATATTGATTTGGGATTACAGTCATATCATGATTAGGCGTTTCAACCTTATCAAAGTCAATAACTACATGACCCTTCTTACGAAGATACTCTGAAAGATAGGCACCGATTTGCCCACTTGAACCTAGATTTAGAATTTTCATCAGACAATAGTAATTTGGTGTACATTTCCGAAGTTAACAATACCAGTACCACTCATATGGGCAATTTCAGTTACATCAAACTTCTCTTCGGGAATCTCATCCCACATAAGTTGAATGTCGGGCCAATCAGGACCAATATCGTCATGAATTAGAATTCCTTTCCAACCTTTTTCACGAAGCCAATCCATCATAACACGTTCTTGATCTCCATCATGAGGATCGACATCAATCATAACGATAGGAATATTATCCCAATCAAGATCTTCATCTTCCATGAAGTTCATAATCTTCCATGTGATGTTATCTTTTTGAATTGAACTTGCACCCTGTTCAACAAGATCATAACTAATCACCTGATTATTGGGATTATAAGATAAAGCTAGGGCAGACCCGCCGGTGCGAGTACCTACATCCAAAATTGTCACCTTGTTGAAAAAGGTAGAAAGATAAGCATAAAGTTTATACTCACTTTGACCTGCAGGAAGCCAATCGTTCTGATTAAGAGACATATCCCTCAAATGACTTACATCAAGTTCTTTTACATGTTCTTTATTAATTTCGATTTTCATTATTCTTTCTAGTAATTTGTTCAGAAATCCAATTATATGTTTTACGAATACCTTCTTCAAGTGTTTGCTGATAATCCCATCCAAGTTCTCTACGAATTACATCGTTGTTGGAATTACGTCCACGAACACCGAGAGGTCCATCAATGTGAATCTTTTGAACCTGTTTATTTGCAACACGAGCAGCAGTTTCTACAAGTTGATTAATGGTAACCATTTCTTCTGAACCAATGTTTACTGGTCCAATAAACTCAGAATCCATTAGTCGTCTAGACGCTTCAATGCATTCATCAATGTACAGGAAGGAACGAGTTTGTAAGCCATCTCCCCACACCTCAATGGATCCGCCTTCCTCTGGAAGGTAAGCGACTTTACGGCAGATTGCAGCTGGCGCCTTCTCTCTTCCACCGTCCCAAGTTCCTTCGGGTCCGAAGATATTGTGATAACGTGTAACGCGGACAGGAATGCCATAATTCCTATGATAAGCGAAATAGAGACGTTCAGAGAAGAGTTTCTCCCATCCATATTCAGAATCTGGGTTGGCGGGATAGGCTGATTCTTCACGGCAATCAGGGTTATCTGGATCTAGTTGATTATGTTCTGGATACATGCAAGCAGATCCAGAATAGAAAATCTTAGTAGTATTTTTACCAACTCTCTCATTCATCTGACGTTGCATTTCAAGAACGTTCAGATTGATAGACACAGAGTTGTGCATGATGTCTGCATCATTTTCACCGGTGAAAACAAAGCCAGCGCCACCCATATCAGCAGCAAATTGATAGATTTCATCGAAAGGTTGAATGTAACGATAAGGAACATGATTGTAGAAATTACCACGATCACCTTTATATTCCAACACACGACGTACAAAATCTACGTCACGAAGATCTCCACGAATAAATTCGTTGGCTTCATGTACAGAAAACTCAGGATATTTAAGGTCTACACCACGCACCCAATATCCTTCGGAACGCAATCTACGAACCATATGACTTCCAATAAAGCCACCAGCACCGAGAACAAGTGCCTTCTTAATATATTGACTCATTTTTGATCAAAAATAATAATCTCATACTATATATTATACCAATTATAATGTGAAATTGCAAGAGACCTTGAAAAATACAAACAAAGTATTTCATTTTGATGGAGAGTATTTCAGTAAGTCGTATCAAATTATATCTGAGTTAGATCGACTATCTCTCATAAAAGAATCCGAACAGTATCTGGAAACTCATAGGAAAATTGAAGAGTTACATCCACCAATAATGGCTGAAAATTTTTTTGATGATAAAATTTTAGAGAAGGAATGTTGGAAAAATTTAACTGAAAAAGTAACTTTAGAGGCAAACAATTATAGTAAATTACATCTGGGTATTGATATAAAGTTTGAATCTTGTTGGATAAACAAGGTAGGGAACTACACAGATGTTGACATAAAAAATACTTTATATTTTGATGAAGATGTTCAATCATATACAGATAATCACTACCATTCTCATCATGAGAATCAATTAATTGGTTGCATTTTTTATTTACAAAACCCTAGTGAAAAATATGGAACTCTAATAAGGACTGAGAAAGGATCTCTTGTCCTCGATGGAACAGAAAATTCATTAACTATTTTTGATCCAAGATTGTATCACACTGCACTTGTACCTAATTCAGAAGTAACTTCAAAATATCCAAGATATGTGATCTTAATGTCTTTTGTATCTTCATACTAAAAAAGGTGGGATCTCTCCCACCTTCAAAGTTCAGGCTCGCCACTTGTTTTGAGTACGAGAAAACAAGAAACTCGGCGGGGTTAACCCCATCCGCACCAGGGCACGATTAACGTCTGTCCGAGACGGGCATATTGGGGATGACTCCACCACCTAGTTTTACTTAACTAGGAAAAGTTGGATTAGTTTTGGTATCTCAATAGCTGCATAAAAAGCACACAAAAAGAGAATATCCCAGAACTTATATTTGATAGCAAAGGGAACAACAAAAATGTTTCCAATGCATTTAACAAACAATCCAATTTTCATATCTCCCCAAAGCAGGAAAAAATATCCCGATAAGAGAAGAAGATTGCCAATGTATCTGAATACATTAGATTTTGTCATAAGGGGTTTGCTCCCGACCAGTGCTGTTATAGACCATCCGTGTCTTCATCATCGTCCCTTATATAACAAGGAACGCGATCCGGATCTAACCATTTCGCATATTCAATGTCTTCCATTGCAGTAGTGCATTGTAGACCATTATCAAAAAGATAAATGTCATTCCAACGTTTGGTGTAATGATCTTTCTTTTGCATTCTATAATCAGGCATACCATTTAATTCAATGATACCCTTTTGAACAAACCTATATCCTTCTCGTTCGAGAAGAACTTTAGGAAGTGTTTCAATCACGATACAAGAGCTCCTTCGGCTTCAAGATCTGCATAGATATAATCAATCAACATCTCATAATCATCCAGAGGATCTCCGGAGAAAATTACACCATTAGATTCATAAAACTTACGAACTTTTTTGAAGAGTTTCGGATTTTTTACATCCAGATAAGATTCTCCGTTCGCAGCAGACTTCAGAGTTTGAATGTCTTTTTTGAATTTATCAGTGAGTGACATTTGTTTGAATTTGTTTACCTTGTTATTATAGGGGATTGACTTGGAGAAGTCAATACGGACAGTTCGGTTTCTGTCCTAGTGCTCCTTGAGAGGATCGAACTCTCCTGAAACCGATTATGAGTCGGGTGCTTTCACCAGATAGCTAAAGGAGCAAAGTAGGACTGCTGAGAATTGAACTCAGTTCACACCGTTATAAGCAGTGGGCCTTAACCAATAGGCGACAGTCCCATGAAACCAAGTCAATTATAGAGGACTTGGAACTCCTTGTCAAGAGGCTTCGTTATTTAACTCTGTGTATATGCGTATGAGTTCGTCATCTGCAGGAACCATCACCGCTGTACTCGATCCGTTAGTTATACCTATTCGTTCTCCACTTTCAACTCTACCAATCATTTCATCCCAACGTTGTTGAAACTCTTCCACTGTGTAAACTTGCATTTGTTAGTGTATTTATAAAGTCGGAATGATAGGATTCGAACCTACGGCCACTCGCTCCCAAAGCGAGTGCTCTACCAAACTGAGCTACATTCCGATTTACTATTATATAGTAACATTAATGATCGCGTTTGTCAAATGGAGCCCAATGTTGCCAGTTATATTTGTGAATTGCCCACATTCCGATGATCGGTACAACGACCAAAGCAAAACAAAGGACTCCAAGTGTGAATGGGGTTTCAAGAACCCAACGTGCAAAGTGTACCATCAGTGCGCGGTTCCGTTCCCATCGTAATCATCAGTATCATAATACCCTCCTTTTGTCCCAAAGTAAAGCGTTGTTAGAACAAAAGGAATTGCAACAAATAAAAGAGCTTTACCTAACATGATGTCCCCCAAACATGTAACGCATTCCGTTTAGAACCTTGGACGCGAAAGCACCAAGACCGCGAGAATTAAATCTCTCATAGAGCGCAGTGGTGATAACAGGAGCGGGAACCCCCAGATCCACAGCGGCAGTAACTGTCCAGCGACCCTCACCGCTATCGGAAACCCCTCCAGAGAACTGTTTAAGCTCTGAGTCGCGGCGTAACACATCAGCAGTAAGATCGAGTAACCAAGACCCAACAACACTACCGCGGCGCCACAACTCAGCCACCTCAGCAACGTCAATATCATAACAGTAACTTTCTGGATCTGACATTGGTGCAACCTCAGCATCCCCTTCTTTAACATACTTGGCACCTGCATTGGCGTTCTTAATGATGTTAAATCCTTCTGCATACGCCTGCATTATACCATACTCTATCCCATTGTGTACCATCTTCACGAAATGTCCTGCACCTGGACCACCACAATGCAACCAACCATGTTCCGCAGAAGTTATATCCGAGTCAAACTGAGTCCTCGGGGCAGCGTTGATTCCTGGGGCAAGTGCATCAAATATCTTTGCACAAGTGGAGACCGCAGTATTTCCGCCGCCAACCATAAGACAGTATCCACGATCCAAACCGTAAACACCACCGCTAGTGCCACAATCAATATATTGGATACCCAACTTTGCCAACCGTTCGGCTCTTTTCCGACTGTCTTTAAAATTGCTATTGCCATGATCAATAATAATATCTCCTTCGTCACAATATCGTAGTAACTCATTGATCGTCTCCTCTACGTTTTCCGCTGGTACTACCATCATAAAAATACCCGGACCATATTTGTCCGATACTCCACTCTGTCTATGTTTTACTACTTGAGTAAGGCTTTGTATAGTAGTTGTAATACCGTTAACATATCCGTTTTCATAGGCTTCGTTTGCTTTTTCATAATTTCTCCGATAACCCCAAACTTCTATTCCTGCTCTCATCATACGGCGAGACATTCCTTCTCCCATCCGTCCCAATCCGATAAGTCCTACTTTCATAATAGCAACCTTTAAATTTTTGTACTTCGTTTATTGATAATAAAAACATCATTATAGAACCTAAAAGGAATGCAAACACAAGTTGTGGAAAATTGTAATTGCATTCATTTGCTGTTGGATCTTCCTCATCATTATGTGGATGCATACTCATTTAGTTCTCCCAAGACTGATATTGTTGTCTAAAATATACATCCACTTTGTTTAAATCGTCAAGATGAACATCACAAACATAATCATGATCATCACACCACTCTAAAGCGAACGCATGAAAAGTTTCTTCACTTTTTATTTTGTTAACTCCATATGTTCTTGCAAGTGATGACATTACAAAGTGCCAACATTGATGTTCAGGTTTCATGATCTAGTTGGAACATACCCACTATCTTTAACAAATTCGTCTAGGATCTCACCATACTCCTTAAACCTGCGATCTCCTGCAATAAAACATCTCTGTCTCATCCAAATTGCATCAGCTAAAAGTTTAACTTGTTCTTCTGTAAATGTGAATTCCTTCATTTTTTACTCCGATTAGTTTTGTTTTTGAACCGAATCCCAGTCTTTCTGGAATTGTTCTAGACCTTTCTCTGTCATAATGTTTTTATACATACCCCAGAAAACTACTGGTGGAATAGTTACCACATCAGCACCAAACAAGGCACACTTCTCAACTTGTCGTACATCACGAACTGATGCACCAAGAATCTGGGTGGTAGTGAACCTACCATTTCCAGTGTATACTTCACGAATGTTCTTGATAAGTTCAAGACCATCTACAGAGTTATCTTCCCACCTACCAACGAATGGTGAGATATATGCAGCTCCAGCCTTCTCTGCAAGGATTGCCTGTGCGACTGAGAACACCAAAGTCACATTGACCTTATAACCAGCAATGGTAAGTGCAAGACAGGCCTTAAGACCTTCTACAGTACAGGGAACTTTGATAGTAACGTTCCAAAGTCCTTGAAATGCGTTTGCTTGATCAATCATTTCCTCTGCAGTATCAGCAACAACCTCTGCAGAGATTGATTCTAATTGCGGAAATGTAGATTGAATTTCTTTAATGACTTCGATTGGATCACGACCACTCTTTTTAATTAAAGTTGGATTTGTCGTTACTCCATTCAAAAGGCCAGTTTCATAAACTGGCCGGATCATGTCAACTTCTGCAGTGTCTAAAAATATTCTCATGTTTTTTCTTAAAAAGGATAGGCATGGGTCAATCCCCAAAAAACAAATAGTCCTATGGTTCCAAATATGACCAAAGTATATAGAGTCAGACTATTCATCACATATCTCCCCCGTTACGAAATCCTACTATGTAACCAATAATAAGGCCGCACATGAATGCAATAAGCATGTAAAGCATATCAGATACAAAGTTGATAAAAATCAACCAATCATTCGTCGTCATCTTCATAGGTGCATGGTTCTTCAAAGAGTTCATTCATTTTTTGTTGAAGAACTCTTTCTTGTAGTTCTTTTAAATCTTCTTCAGTTAAAATGGTCATTTATCTTTGAGTAGTTCTTCTATTCTTTTACGCATATTTGAACTGTCTTGTTTCAAATAATCACGAAGAGAATATCCCCTTTTACCTCTCATAATACATGTCCCTTGATAGAACATTGTACCAGCAAATACTAATAGAAAAACGATACCTATTATTTCAGGGTAATGTTGAGCCATGGTAGTACGGGGGGAATAACACCAATAAGTCTTAGCAATCCTTCAGCAAATAAAGCAAGGACCACCCAACCAACGCACATAGAAATAATGGAAGCATTTCTATTGTGCCTTCGTATAGCAGCATCAATCATCTCCTGAACTTCAGATCGACTTACATACTCTTCATCAAAAGGTTCCATCATTTTTCGTCTCCAAGAAACTTCGCTAAAGGATCTCTTCGTGTTTTTACAATTTCACATGCTCTTTTATAGAACATATTGTTTAGATTACCTGAGGCCTCAAAGGTCTCTTTGATCTTCACCCAATTATCGTAGGTATGTTGATCCATGAGGTATTAACTTGTACATAATTATATACTAATCACGGAAGCTCTAACGGCAACCTTATGTGTTCAACTCGTAACACTGATTAAGCAATAATTAAATTTGTAATAATTCTAAACGGAAAGGAGAGGATTCGAACCTCCGGATGCTTTCACATCGACTGTTTTCAAGACAGTTGCCTTAAACCACTCGGCCACCTTTCCAACGGAAGTGGTTGGATTTGAACCAACGGATACACATTAAGTGCATCGGGGGATTAGCAATCCCCTGCATTAAACCGCTCTGCCACACTTCCTATCGGATTTCAAAATCCAGTTTACGAACTTTACGAGCTCTCCTGGATTCTTGATATGCAAGATCTGAAGCACTGAGTACTCCAGAGTTTTTATTTTCTTTTATAGAGTTTAACATGATAACTTGATTTAAGTCAACAGCTGTAATAGTGTCACCTTTTACAAGTGTCATGTTATCACATCCACAACAAACTGATTTTGTTGGATGAGACTCCAACTCGGTGTTACACACCTTACATCTTACTCTTAACATGGTCCAATACCTCAATTATTCTTCAGTAGTTTCTTCCTTAGTTTCTTCAGTAGTTTCTTCCTTAGTCAATCCAGGAGAAGTCTCCATATATGAACGCAACATCCAAACGAATTTTCCATGTGACTCATTTAGATCATCAGCAAGATTTGAAGTTCCTCTTGACTTCTGTGCATCAGCTTCTTCAGCTACTTCAGTAAGAAGGTTACAGAAATCTTGGTTTGATTTCAACAGATCTTTAACCATTTTATGACAATCTGTTGTACTTTGTCCAGTTTTTACTTTGGAAACTTCTACAATTCTTTCTAAACTATTGAGTGGTTTGACATTCAAAAACCTCATGTGTTCGGAAATACGATCAATTTCTTCAAACATAGTTTCGTATTGTCCACCAAAGAGAGTGTGAAGTTGTGGAAAATCTTCTCCTACTACATTCCAATGATAAGCCCATGTCTTATGAAATAAGACAAAAAGAGAAGCTTGTGTATCACTTAGAAGTTTAAAAAGTTTTTCCATTATACTCTTTTTGAAATATTTATAACTTCAATTGAATCTTTGATATTTTAAGATATTCATTTCGTATTTCTTCTCCATATGATTGGTTTGAGTCTTTTCTACCTTTACAACTACCAACCCCACAAAATCCACAATTTTTACCAACAACCAAATAATTATAAATTATATGTTTATATGTTTCAACAGGAGTTGTTTTATACAAATAACTAACATCTATATTATTGGACTGAAGAATAGAAAGAGTGTTAAAAATAAAACTCATTCTATTATAGTGCATTAAAGAATTTGCTTCGCAAAATTGTAAATATGCATATTCGTCATTTTGATAAAGACTATGCAGTAAAGCATAGACTGTTCCAATTTTATGTGATATTTCCGAAGATTTAAAAATATCAGCTACATCGGTTATTTTAGATTGTGAGTTGATATCTGTTAAACAATTTTTATCCCAAGGAAAATTCCAGTCATTTTGAATCATGTAATCCAAAAGGAGTCTAAGTTTTTTGGGTTCTGGATTAGTTAAATAATTGTTTCTACCTTCCGGATAATCTACTTTTAAATAATACTGTTGTTCCTTTTCGTCAATGGTTTCGTATCCAAAAACCTCAATAGCATTGAATTCAAATCCATTCTCATCATAAAGATTTTCAAATATATTCAGTTCTTTAATACCACAAGCCCCAATCCAATCAGTGAAATGAGTTTGATATTTTTCCTGAAAAATTCCAGTCTTTCCTGCAAAGACTTTTTTTGAAACTAAATTACCAATATAAAAAACATCACATGTTTCAATAAAATCATATTCATCAGTTGTATCATCTGGATGAATATGATGAAATTGATAAGGTACTCCTACGCCTTTATAATAAAATTTATTCCCCTTATAAACTCTACCATCAACATATTCGATAGAATCCTTAAGATCAATTACCTTACTTACTTCACCAAATTTATCATAAACATTGATATTCATTTTTTCTATTTTAGAATGGGAGATACTGGATTCGAACCAGTGACTTCACACTTGTAAGGAGCGCACTCTACCGCTGAGTTAATCTCCCGAGAGCGGAATACCGGATTCGAACCGGTGACATCCAACTTGGAAGGATGGCGTTCTACCACTGAACTAATTCCGCATAAGACAATTATAAACTATATAGTTTCAATTGTCAAGTGTCGATGAAAGGACTTGAACCTTCATGGATTGCTCCACTGGAACCTAAACCCAGCGCGTATACCAATTCCGCCACATCGACAAATGAGTAGTGAGTGTCCACCACCCGCAGAAGACACTTTCTGCAATTTTCACTGCATTAGAAGGCAGTGAAGATATGATAGAATCGGACATTTCCAACCCTATCAACTCCCCCGGCTGGATTCGAACCAGCGACCGATCGGTTAACAGCCGATAGCTCTACCGCTGAGCTACAGAGGAATGATGGAGTAAACGTAATACATCTCATAAGGATATAACAGAGGTTTACCCTCTATCACTTTTATATATGGAGAATAAATCTCCAACGTCTCAGGTTGGATTCGAACCAACGACCGACCGCTTAGAAGGCGGTTGCTCTATTCCACTGAGCTACTGAGACATAAGACAATCATACCAGTAAAAGATTTGATTGTCAAGTGGGAAATACTGGACTTGAACCAGTGACCTCACCCTTATCAGGGGTGCGCTCTAACCACCTGAGCTAATTTCCCTCATGGGATATCTCGGATTCGAACCGAGGACTAACCGGTTAAAAGCCGGATACTCTACCGCTGAGTTAATATCCCAGAGGTGGGCAGGGAGGGATTCGAACCCCCGAAGGCGGAGCCGGCGGATTTACAGTCCGCTTCCATTAACCACTCGGACACCTACCCAAGGCGGAGAAAGAGGGATTCGAACCCTCGGTGAAGTTACCCCCACACAGACTTTCCAGGTCTGCACCTTAAACCACTCGGTCATCTCTCCATATTTAGAGTATAGAGTGGGGGAGAAGTATTGTCAACCCCTCCCTCCTATTCTGTTTTACACTTCTACCGTGATCAGTCGGTTGGCATAATCATAGGCATACGATGTACGAGCACCATGATGCCCCCAACCAATCCAACTATACGCATAGTTCATGTAACGATCAATAGACTTACCAGGAGTTTTCATACGGTCTACGATACGTTGCCATTGAACTTCAGTCGTTAGATAACGAAGTTGCGTTTCAAGTGATGATGGAGAACCACCATACTTTTTAGCAAATTCACCTAATCCATGATAACGATTGGCAGATGTCCATTGGATCAGACCATAACCACCCCAACGGCAGCCTTGGTAACTGGTCCTTGCGCCACCTTCACAGATGTTAGGTACGAATGTTGATTCTTGCCTAATGTTGCCCATGATGGTAGCAAGGGCGTTTCTGTCTTTAATACCACGATCCTGGAAGTATGCCAGGGTAGCATTCTCATGTTCATTACACCCCTTACAAATTAGCCTTTTTTCTTTTGGCTTGGGTAATGCAACCTCGCGGATTGCTGTCTTCTTTTCATCTACAAGATCAAACTCTTTAATAACAGAGAATGGTACTTTTTCAACTGGAGGGGGAGGCCCCTGCATCTTGTAGTTGACGAATGGCAGTGATGCCGTTGTGGTTGTAACCGATGCCAAAAGGGGCAAGGCTACAGTAAAGATGTTTTGCACTAAATTAAATTGAACTCTACATCCGTATAGGCAAAGGAGAGGTTCCCCTTCTCAGGGGCAGTGCCCACGGCTCTAATTGTCACTTCAAATTCTCATGACGAAGATCATCATAAGTGATTATTTAGTTTTGTTACTAAAAATCACTTACAGTTTGTTCCACCATCGTTTCTCGGAATTCTTCATAAACTGC